ATATCCTGCGCCTGCCATTTGTTCTCCTTAGTAGCTCAGCACGTCTTCACCTAGTATACCCGATACATCGGAATCTAGGACAAAGCCTGCTAATAGTGGTTCGGTGGTGTATAGGGTAGTCATCCATGATGACTTGGTAATGTCGTGATGAATAGCATTTACTAGGCTTGATTGCACAACGCTGGTAGAGCCAGGTGTGGTTTTAGTAACTGTTACTCCATCAAGCAATTCTATGTCTATCCCTGCCAATGGCTTATTAGGGTTGGCATCATCGTAAAGGTTAAGCTGAATGCTATCTATGCGTATCTCAGGGTCTTTGCGTGTGGCAAGGATGCCTTCAGCTTGATCTAAGGCTTCAGCATCGGTCTGCACCAATATGCCTGAGCGTGTGCCTGAATGAAGGAAAAACTTATCAATGGAAGGCTGGTCAAAGGCATTCTGAGCTGTGCCACCTAAGCGTGTGATGGTAACGTCATTTACCAAAGTTGTATCATCAAAGGCAACTACTGCATTGGTATATGAAATGTCTGTGCCCTGGTCGCTAAACTCATACACCGGGAAGGCTGGGGCAGCAATAAGATTGTTACGGCTGACAAAATCTACCTTGCCATTGGCATCAAGGAAGATACCGCCAAACTCGCTTTGCTCTACTGTAAATAAGGCTTCTAAGGCCGTTCTCGCCGTGCCTGGGTCGGCTTGTAGGGTGGAATCACCTGCATCCACGTTTCGTAGGCTTATAGGCCATTCTATGTCATCTAAGATGGCATTAACGCGAGCCCCTGACAACTGAACACCTGAGCCTGCTACTGTGTCAATTCCTGAACCTGCAAGTAACTTAAACCCATCTACGCAACGCAGGGTAACTGTGCTTAGCTCATCATTGCCTTGCCTAAAACCTGTGTCATAGTTTGTAATAAAGCCTGAGAATAAAAAGTAATTGTTGGTTGCATAAGTAGCATAGATAATAATCTGTCTTAGCGGCACAAGGTTTGGATAATAGATACTGGCTGGGTTGGTTGGATTCCAATCGCCTGTTTGGTCAAACAAAGTAACGCTGGCAGTTCCAGCTTCAAACTGTGATGTTATACGTGATCTGCCACGCCTAATAGATACACGCTCTACCAAGGATGTTATCTCAATGGGCAATGTGCCTGAGCCAAGGGTATTTGTGCCTAGTATGCCTTCAGTTGCGCTACCTAAGATTAACGGGTTGATTTCAAATGCAGTATCGCTATCAAAGTCAACAAAGACACGTATTTGTGGTGCTGGCATTACAACCCAATTGCCTGCAAGGTTATGGATTGACCACGCTTTTGAACCTTGTATAAGCCTTCAGTAATAACCTGCATAAGATCATCATTACTCATCACATTGCCAGCAATGTTAACTGTAACGTTTGTAGCATCAAAGCCACCAGCACCAAATGTGCCAATGGTTTGGAATATGTCAGCAATGCGTTGGCGAGCTGTTGTTTCATTTGGACTATCGCCTGCTACGCCACTTTGAATGATGCCTGAGCCTGCAAGGATAGTTGCGCCGTTTACTGTAAAAGTTTCGCCTAGATTGCCTTTGCCGCCATCTGGGAATTGGATTACAACGCCACCGGGATTAGTAATTGTGCTACCACCAACGATGGTAACTCCATCACCGCCGCCGCCGCCGCCGCCGCCGCCACCACCACCGCCGCCGCCGCCGCCGCCGCCGCCGCCACCACCGCCACCGCCGCCACCGCCAACACTTAGGCTAGGGATGTTTTTGATAGCTGCTGTAATACGGGCAATGTCTGCCAATATCTTAGCCATAATAGAATCCCAATCTTCAAATGGGTTTTTGGCTTTTGGAATGGTTGCTATGCCGCTATTAAGCAGGAATAGTCGGGTTTGAGCATTAATTAAGCGATCAATAACTGTCTGTGCATTATCGCTTGTTTTAATTGTTACGCCCAACGCTGCAAACGCTGGGGCTTGAAGTGCCAAGATTGCGCTAGTTAGTTTATCTGCTGCATCCGCGTTTTCATTGTTAATAGCTAATAATGCTGTTAGACGTAATCTTTGTTCCTCACTTACGCGACCTTGCAAAGCAGCAACAATTTGGATATTTTCCATATCAAAAACTGTGCCAGCTCGCTTAAGTTGTAAAGCTTCTCTTTCGCGCTTTAGTTTTTCTTTGTCGCTTTTAGCAGTTATTGCAGCTGCCTTCTTGCGATCTGCCTCAATCTTTTTTTGCAATGCTAATTGCTGTTTGTAATCATTTAGATTACCACGGCTAATACCAAAATTGCCGCCCCTTGGATTAGCTAATTGTGCGCGTAACTCATCTAGCTTAAATTGTTCTGCTGCATCAATGGTCAAACCTGTTGCCAATAAAGCCTTAGTATATTCAATGGTCAATCCAGCACGTCTAAACACATCACCTATTGCTTGACCAAAATTGACTAGTTTTTGTAAGCCCTTATCGTAATCGCCTGAACCTAAAGATTCTAAGAATGCGACAACCCCTGCACCAATTTCTTCCCCTAAATCGCCAAAAGCAATTTTAAGTTTATCTATTTTACCAGCGTAAGTATCGGCATCGTTTTTGGCTGCTCCACCAAATTGTTCGTTTAAAGCAGCTACACTTTTTTCAAATCCCATTGCTTCAAGTTCAGCAGTTGTAAATGCTGTTTGCAATTTACCTAAGGAAGCAAAGTTCCCATTGTATGCACGGCTCAATGCCGTTGTAACGGAACTTAGGTTTTTACCTGTGCTAGTTGAAACATCCATAGCAACGTTTAACAATTTCATAGACTTTTCAGCATTCAATGTTGTGCTTAGTAAGCCAGCAATGGCAGGTGATAATTCATCTTTACTAATAGCCGTTGCTTTTTCAGTTGATTCTAAATAATCTTCAATAGCTTTAGTATTGTAAGCCAAACCTAAATTGCGTAAACTTACTGCTAATTTTTTAGCAGCGCGATCTTCTTCAGCAAATGCGACAACTGAACGTTTTAAAGCTTGAATGCCAGCAATAGAGATGAATGTTCGTTTAGCTGTGCGACCTAAATTATCAAACCTTTTTCCTAAGCGATCAAAAGCCGTATCTGCTGATTTTGTGCCTTTGTCATCAAAGGTTGTAACTATGGGAAAATTAATTGCCACGCGGCAACCTCGCTATCTCAGCATTGGCCTGAGCTGTTATCTGTTGCAATACTTTAAGAATTGTGCCTTGAATCTTGCCTTGATCTTCAACGAGATTTCGGCCTAATAATCTTCCTTGTGTCTTACTTGTTCGGCCTGTCTGTTCTAAATTGCCAATGCCTTTATTTAGGTTCTCAATAAAATCTCTGCCAGCGCTAGGATTGTTTGACTTGCTCTCCGAGCTACCAAATCGGTTTTGCCTTCCAGCAGTTTCAATAATTGCACCTGCTGCCGATTTGTTTAACAAAGATACAAGCGATGCCCATCCCGATCTATTGCCTTTGCTTTTGGCTAAAGAATAGGTTAAGCCACGTCTTACAACGTTTGATTCAAAACTTGGGAAGGCGCGATTGCGACCTGTTCTGCTTTTGCGCTCATATCCTGGATAACTAAACCGAGATAGGTTTTCAATTGTGCCAGGCACATCGTTACGTGCTGACTTTGTAATATTTTTTAAAGGCGCACTAATTTGTGCGTTATATGCCTTCAAGGTTTCGGGGGCTAGTTTACGAAGTATCTTTCTAGCCCCTACGACCCCTTTTACCTCTACTGGCATTTTTCCTATCTTCCGCTTGTTTGACTAATACCGCATAAATCGCTTTTCGCATATCACGATCCATGTTGATAAACTCACTAGGCGCAATTCCTAGATTTACAGATAGTTCAGCTATCTGATAAGTCCAAGAATCACGCGTTAGCCATTTGGGGAATCATCACCTAGAACCTCAACAGCCTTTAAGGTTGCTAGAAACTTTTCCCCAAATGGAAACACATCGGGCGCATCTGCTCTACGCAGACATTCCCAAGCAAGCCAATAGATATCACTTTGCTTTTGATCAACCTGAAAAGCTACATAAAACCCTTTTTTGGTATGTTGCTCAAAAGCATACTCAACAACAGGCGTAATCTCATGAATAGATTCGCTGCCATCTGCCCTTGTTACTTTTAGTCTTGCCATTTTTGCCCCTTTGTTAAATTAGAACGTGCCGGTGTCGGCTATTGTTACAACAGAGTTTAGCGTAAAGGTGATGTCCTGTGTTCCAATATCGCCAACGCCACCATTGAT